ACAGGCGGCTTTGCCCGCTGTACGAATTATTGAGGTTGCAGTAGAGCCGTCCGACACGAAAACGCAGGCGTCCGGCATGGATGCGGTACGGGTACAAATAGACTGCTATTCAAAGTCCATGCTGGTTTGTCAGCAGTTGGAAGAAGCAGTAAGGCAGGCCATTGACCGTTACCGGGGCGAGGTGACGGTGGCGGGGACGGGCGGCGCAACATACTTTGTCGATGGTATCCGGTTTGAAAACCGCAACCAGACGATGGAGAATGAAAAAGACATTTTCCGGGCGTCTACCGACTATCAAGTCAGGGTTAAACGCTCGTTTAATAACTTCATTTTGGACGATGCTACCGGGCAGGTAATAACCACGGCGGCGGGCATTCCGATCACAACCGACTAAAAAAATGGCAGTAACACTTTCGGCAGCACTAAACGCACTTGCAAGCACGTCGGCACCTGACAAGGTTATTGTGCTGGAAGGCAGCACGGCAAAGCAGACAGACCCGGCGAATGTAAGCGGCTATTTGAAATACGTTGCCATTCTTACGCAGTCTGGAACAGCCGCACCCACAGCAACCGTTTTGGAAAATACTTTGGGGGGTACGGTGGTGTGGACACGGGAGGGTGTGGGGTTTTATGTCGGAACGCTTGTCGGCGCGTTTGTTGTTGACAAAACGGCGCTTTACATTACAAGTTCTCGCGCCCTTACTGCTGGGTTTTTCATAACAAGAGGCAGCGCTGATACAATTGAAATACAAAGCGGTGATTATGACGGAACAAGCCAAGATAGTTATTTAGATGCAACTACGGTCGAAATTCGCGTTTACCCCTAACCATAACTTTCAACAAACAAAAAATAACATACAATGGCAACAACCGGAGTAGTCAATACCACACTTTTTACCTTCCGGGCGGGCGTGTCCGGCGGTACGGTCGTAAGCAATCAAAACGACTTTTCTATCTCGTTTACGCACGAACCACGCGACACCACGACCAAAGACAGCGGCGGTTACCGCACACTTTTGGAGGGCTTGCGCTCTTACGAAGTCAGCGTTTCGGGCCTGCTTGCCTTTAACGACACGTTAAGCGTGTTCACCTCGACAACCGGCCTGAATGCCGTTTTGAAGGCTCGAACGATGCAGACATGGATTGCCGGGACGGGGGTGAGTGGCGACCCAAAACTTTCCGGCGAAGGGTACTTTACCTCTTTGGAGGTCGGTTCGCCTGACCAGGAAAATAACTGCACATGGTCTTGCACGCTGCAAGGAAACGGGCAGTGGTACGAAGGCACATTCTAACCAAAACGATATGCTGCAAAACATCAAATTGGGCGGCGCTGAACGGCCGCTACTGTTCGGCCAAACCGTTTACAAGATTTACAAGCGGGAAACGGGAGGCAACTTCGCCGACCTGCTCAAAGGCATGGAAGAAGGCGACACGTCGGCGCTTCCTGACCTTGTTTATTGGGCGCTTCGCACTGGAGAACTGGCATTAAAAATGCCGCCGGGCGATTACGACGAAATTCAAGTCAGCCTTTGGCTGGATGCGGACAAAGCCGCTTTTGAAAAGTGCATGGAGGCGTTTTTCGATAGCATCCTTGTAACAAAGGATGTTATGGAATCGCAGGCCAAACGCATCACCGGCGGCAACGGCGAACCCGAAACGACGGAAAAAAAAATGAGTTTGGCGAAGGCCGCTACTGGGACGTAGCAATGCAAATGGCCGGGCGGATGGGTTGGAGCGAAGAACAGTTTTGGTTTTCAACCCCGCGCTATTTTCAAAACGCCTGCACCGGGTTTATCGACCAACAACGGGAAGAACAAATAGAAGGGCTGCGGCGGACTCGTTTAGCGGCCTTTTATTCTTTCTTACCGCATACCAAAAAAGGCACCTTGCAAAAGCCTGAACACCTTTTTCAACTTCCCGGCGAAAGCGCACTAAAAGAATTCGGGCAGGAGGAAAAGCAGGCGATGCTGGCACACCTTGAAAGGGTTAAAAGTATTGACCTGTTCGCAGGGCAAAGCATTACAAAAATCGAGGCATAATGGCAGATATAGCACCCGGCCTAAATTTCCGCATTGGAGCGGATGTGAAAGGCGTAAACAAAGCGATTAAAGAGGCAGAAAAGTCTCTTAAAGGTGCTGTATCTACCTTTTCGGGCATCGGGAACTCCCTTTCGCTTGCCATTTCAGCACCAATCGCGGCATTCACAGGACTATCTGTAAAAGCCGCCGGTGAAATGGAATCCTTGCGCCTGGCGCTCGAAAAGACAATGGGCGGGGCAGGGCGAAGCATCGAAGAGGCAACAATAGAACTGGAGCAACTACGCAAGGCGGCAGAGGCACCGGGCCTTGATTTTGAGCAAGCGGTAAAAGGTTCTATCCGCTTGCAGGGCGTAGGATACCAAGCCGAAGAGGCGCGGCGCATCGTTGCCCAACTTGCCAACGCACTTGCGCTGACCGGCGGCACGGCGGATCAACTTGACGGTGTTACCAAGCAGTTTACCCAAATGCGAGCGAAGGGCAAACTGATGCAGGAAGACCTTTCGATCATTCTGGAAAATATGCCCAATCTTGCAAAGGTCATGCAGGATACTTTCGGCACGGCAAACGCCGAAATGCTGCGGGGCATGGGCGTAAGTGTGGAGGACTTTATATCGAAGTTGACCGACGGCATGGAGAAAATGCCGAGAGCGCAGGGCGGTATAGCGAATGCCATTGTAAATGCCCAAAATTCGATAAAATTGGCAATTGCCAGCGTAGGCGAAGAAATCAACAAGACATTCAACGTAACCGGCGAACTCGAATCATTTTCCAAATGGGTTGCCAGTCTTGCAACATGGTTTAAAGGCCTTGATGATGAAACACGGCGTTTAATATTGGGCGTTGGCATTTTTGCGGCGGCGCTTGGCCCGGCCTTCAAACTGATGCAGGGAGGCGTTTTCATAGTTGGCAAATTGCAGGTTGCTTTCCTTGCGATGCAAAAAGCAATGGCGCTGTCCTTAACCGAAAGCGGTATTCCTGGCCTTATTGGCTGGTGGAAAAAGTTGGATATTGTAATGAAGGCGTCCTATATCGGAGCCGCCATTGCAATTGTACTGGCATTGGGGGCCGCATGGCTGGCAACGTCGAAGGATATGAGCGCAGCGGCACAGGCGCAACGGCAATTACAGCAGACGCAAAAAAGCGCGATGGATAGCGTAAGTGCCGAAATCGCAAATATAAACGCACTGGCAGCGGTAGCGAAGGACGAAAAGAGGAGCAAGGAAGAGCGGTTAACCGCAATGAAAAAGTTGATCGACATTTCCCCGTCCTATCAGGGCGCTTTGCAGGGCGAAACGATCAACACTACAAAACTGGACAAGGCTACCGCCGGGCTTGTTGCATCGCTCATAAGGGCTGCAAATGCACGAAAAGCAACCGAGGATATTGCAGAACTGGATAAACAGTTGCGCAACCTTTCCGAAACCGCGCAGCCGACCACGCTACAAGAAGTTTTCAACGTCATTAAGTCGGGCGGCAATTCTACCCTGATGGCGGCCAATCAGGCCAACACCTACGCCAAAAATATAACGTCGGCCAAAGAGGCATTAGAGGCGCAGCGGGCAAAATTGGTTGAATTTCTGGAAGCGAATGTAGCGGCAACCGACAGCGTAAAAACGGGAACGGTTGAAACGATAAAAGGCACGGGCGCAACTGAAAAGGCGACTACGGCGCTGGATAAATACCTTGAAAACGTAAGGAAGAACGAAGAAGCGCAAAAGAAATGGAACGAGGCGCGGGCGGCGATGGGTTTAAGCGAACTGCCGAAATTAGAGCAGGCAAATGTGCAACCTGTTTCGCAGGGCGGCACCGGGCCGGAAATACAAGGCGTTGATGCGCTGAAAATGGCAGCAGACAACGCGGCCAAATTTCAGGCGTCCGTTTCGGAATCCATGACCCGAACGCAACTAATTATAAAGTCGCTGCAAACGGACATAAACGGGTTTGGAGACGTTTACACGGAAGTAATGCGGAAAGTAGTCCGGGATGGGAATTTGGCGGAAATGTCGGTTTTGTCGTTGGGCGAATCCATGATGAAAACGTCCGTTTCGGGTTCGCTGTCCATGAAAACCCTGTATCAGGAGGTCGGCACCGGATTTGCGCAAATGGCGCAGGCAATGGCCGAATCCGGGAGTTATATGAGCGCGGCAATATTGGCAGCAGGCGGGGCAATCGCAACAGCGGCGGCGAACGGCACTACCACATTGAAAGGATTTGTAAAAGAAACACTCGCAGCCGGGGCGAAGGTGATAAAGGTATGGATCCAAATGGCCGTAGCACGGGCGGCGCTGTCTGCCCTGCAAAACGTGCCTTTCCCCTTCAACATCGCGGCGGCGGGCCTTGCAGGGGCAGCGGCGGCGGGCCTGTTCAGCGCATTGATAAAGAAAATTGGAATACCTGCACTTGCAGAGGGCGGTGTTTTGACCGGGCCTCAAATGGTGTTGGCGGGTGAATATCCCGGCGCACGGGCGAACCCTGAAATCATTTCGCCGGAAAATAAAATGCGCGACGTATTTAGCGAAGTGCTGGCAAGCGCGGGCGGCGGTGGTGGTAATTTCACGGTTACGACGCGGCTTTCCGGGGATGACCTATTGTTGGTAATTGAACGCGCAAAACAACGCGCAACAAGAAAAAGATAAATGGCATTAAGATTTTTCAGTGAGCACCAAACTTGGAGCGCGGGCGGGGCAATAACGGACGACCTTTGGCGCATTGAAATTTTCGATTCGTCGTTTGTGGGTGAAGAAAGTGAGTTTATTGTCGCAGACGGGGCGCGGCTATCCTACCGGGCCGAAGGAGACACCCCGCAAGCGCCTATCCTTTCAAGCGAATTTTCGTTTACAATGTTGATTGAAAATGAGACGCAGGAGGACTTAATTATTGACATGGCAGCGGCGGCGGAAAGCCGGTTTACTGTCGTTGTTTACCGGGACGGGGTATTTTATTGGGCGGGCGTTATCAATTCGCCTGACATTACGATTGAAGACGCAGACTACCCCTACGGGTTTGACATTGCCGCCGTAGACGGTTTGGCGCTGCTTCGCAATTACGAATACAGGGAGGAGGGAACCAGCCCTACAAAATGGGATTTGCGATACACGGGCATTAGCCGCATAATGACCATAATCGAAAGGTGCATCAAGAAGTTGCCGCACATCCCGGAGCATTTTACCGGCGCTTCAAAATTCATGGTCACGGCGGTAAACTGGTACGCAGAGGATGACCCGGCAACGCCTACGGCAACGGATGACCCACTCTGGAATAAATACCTTGATAACCGGATTTTCGGCGGCGGGCAGTCCAGCGGAAACGCGAAATTTGATTCGTGTTACGATGTACTTGTAAAACTGCTAACGCCTTTCAACGCAAGGATTGGCCTGTTTGACGGGTACTTTTTGATTGAACAGTTTGAACACCGGGCCTACACGATTGGCGCAAACGCCAACTTTTCGCGCTATTATGATTATGACTTCAAGGGGCCGGTTGCAAATACTAATTTGGTCGCTGACCAACTTATCGGACTTGGTGAAACAATCCAAAAGTTGCGCGGCGGCTCTTATTCGTTCTTGCCGCCATTGCGGTCGGCACGGGTAACGCAGCAGACAAACGGGCTTCAAAACCTGATAGCCGGGGCGTACTTTGACAACGACGTGACCACCTACGCGGCAGGGTCAGCGGTAGGCGACGGCTCAAGCACTTATGTCAGATTTACAGGGAATGTGCTTTGGACAATCGACGACGTTGATTTAGTAGATAATTCGTACCTGTATTTGCATTTCAGGCTCAAAATAGAACTGGATAGCCTGTTTGCCGAGCAGCACGGGGCAGTATCTTTCAACGGCACAATAACTACCGACGCACTGACATGGAGCGCAACAGATGAATACATCGACCTTTATTTTGCAGAGCGGGTAATACCGGACGTCGCTGAATTAACAGGTTCGGCGAATTTCGACTTGCTTTTGAGGTGCGACCCGTCGTTTACATCGGGCAACCTGAATGTTTCGTTTGATTTTGTGGAATTGCTGCGGTATCAGCCCGCCGGGCCGAACGTGGATTCGGCGTTGGTGGTGGATGCAGCCGACTATGTTATCGCATGGTCGATGAACGAACCGTACTGCGTCATTATGCCCAACCCGAAGAAAATCAAAATTTCGGGCCTGACGCCGGCGACAGCCTATCCAAAAGCCGTTACTTACGAAGTTCAGGGTGATACGAACAACACGCAGGTACAACAGGTGAACACGGTTATCGGATCTCTTGCTTCTTCCATTGTCAACCAGTGGGGCGGCCTGCTTTATTTTGATTCGCCAAACTACGTTTATTCAGGTGATTGGGGCGCAAGGAACGGCGCATGGACAAGACCGTTCGCCCAACTACTCGCACAGCGTGTTATTTCTGCGTTCTATCAGCCCCGCAAAATATTGCGCGGTACGGCGGTAGGTTCGGCAATTGTGCTGCAAACGCCAATTGAAGAACGGTCGGAAATTTACTACCTGAAAACAGGCACATACGACACGGTACGCGACCAAATGGCGGGAGAATGGGTAGGGCTGGAATACACGGCAGCAGAATTTACCTACTTAGACCCGGAATTTGACACCGGCGCAAGTGACCCAAACTCACCGGGCGGCACGGGCGGCGTAGGCGGTTCGTCTGGTGGCAGCAACAACGGCGGCGGCGGCACAGCCGGGCCGGGTGGCGTAAGCGGCAATGGCATTTATGGCGGCAGCGGAACGGTAGGCGACGCAACCGTCGCAACGATGGAAGGGGACTTTTCCTTTGAAAATGTCGGTGCAACGTCGGGCGATGCGTTCACCGTGACAATTGACGACGGAAGCGAATCAAACACAGTAAAGATCGAGGCAGGGGCCGGAATTATCCTGCAATCGACGGGCAACAATATCCAGTTTGAAGGCGTAACCCGTTTCTCTGACATTATCTCACCGGCAACAATCAACGCCAATCAAAACGACTATGCGGGTTTGGACGGGGCGAATGTGGGCAGGCTCGCAGCATCAACGGCGGTAAACATTACCGGCCTAACATCCGGCATCGGTGGGCGGGTGTTGTTCCTGTTTAACAGGGGCAGCAATAATATAACGCTCGTGGATGCGGATACAGGAAGCACGGCGGCAAACAGATTTGACAGCGGGCGCAATTATGTCCTTAGGTCAAAGAAGGGGGCTATTATTGTTTCCGACGATATTGATAATCGGTATTTGGTTGCCGCCATTGGCGATTTGTCTTATTTCAACGAAGGTTACACCACCAGCACGGCAACGACCGCAAGCCTTACCGCTGACACGCCTGCAACAAATGTTGGCGTTGCATTGGTGGCAAAAGGCAGCGGCGCAACGCTGGCACAAATACCGGACGGGACAAGTGCAGGCGGCAATGCAAGGGGAATTTATGCCGTAGATTGGCAAAAAATACGCACAAATTCATCTGACGTTGCAAGTGGCGACTATTCGACCATACCGGGCGGAAGGCGCTGCACTGCCTCCGGCACATACTCTTTTGCAACGGGTTTCAGGGGCGTTGCATCTGGAAATGGTAGCGTTGCATTTGGTGGCAGTGGCGCGTTTTCGCTTGGTGCAACGGCATCGGGTGCAAACTCGTTTGCGATGGGGCCAGGCGCAACGGCATCGGGTGCAAATAGTTGGGTCTATGGGGTCGGAGGATTTACAGCAACAGCAGGAAACTCAATCGGATTTCTTGCAAGTTCAGATAAGTACGGAGAGTTTGCCGGGAATGGTTTTTCTTTCATGCAATTGCGCAAAACATTCCTTGTTGGCGCATCGGCAACAGAACTGTTTTTGGACGGGGCAAGCCTAAAAGCGACAATTCCGTCGGGCGAAAAGTGGATAGTTGAAATCGCCTGCTTGGCTAAAATTTCGGTCGTGGGCGATGGTACGGGAGGTTTGGCGCTGGATGACACCTATGCCGTTACTTATCGCTGCGTTATTGCCAACAAAAGCGGAACAACAGCGCTCGTTGGAACGGTTCAGGCCGACATGGCAGCGCAGGCGGATGCAACCATGTCCGACGCTGTTTTTACGATCACAGCCGACAACACAGGCGACTACCTGAAAGTTACCTACACAGGAGGGGCAAATACAGGAAGCAGCACGCAAACAAACGCATACGCGAATTTGAGAGTTTTTAAATACTAAACGAATGAAAAAAGGAATTTTACTGTTTTTTACCCTGCTTTTGGTGTGCAGTCTTTCTGCACAGGTGCGCACATACCGCGACGTTTACGAACGTGGGAAACCGCCGGTTGAATTTGGCCGGGCCTTGTTGCCGGGCATGATGACCTTTGTTGGCGCTGCCATGCCCGACACCAAGCGGGGGCGGGCGGTGCAACTGACTTTGTTTTTCGGGGCAGGCGTGACGGTAGGCGTATGGGACAGGAAGCGCAACAGGG